GGAGTCTGCCTTGTGCGTCTACAGTGATAGAGCTAACAGTAGAGGAATTACCGTAGGAGCCAGCAGCAACAGCAGTGTTGGCAAGGTTGATAGTGACATTGCCTGTAAGCTGACCTCCTCCTGACAGCGCAGTACCAGCAATGACAAAGGCAGTGTTGGGCGTTGCTCCTACGTTTGTAGGGCCAAGTACGACAACGCCAGTCTGACCGTTAACGGACAGGACGGCATCTGTGTTGTCAATCTTCTGCCAAGCCGTGCCGTTAAACAGGGCTATGTCGTTGATCTGCCAGTCGGTGATGCCGTCTAAGTTGGTCGTGCCAGCAGTAGAGACAACGTAGTAATCACCTTTGTTGCCAACTCCAGACGCTAGGAAAGGACTGTTCGCGGAAGCATTCCACGTACCCTTGTAGACAAGAGCGCCTATAGCGTTTTGGAAGGAGCTGACAGTCTTGAGCATGATTAACTGCCATCTCCAGGCGTGATGTAGACAACAGCAGAACTGCTACCGGTAACACCAGTGAAGAATGCGTTTGGTGTGAAAGTCAAGATTTCGTCTGTTCCAGCAAGCAGAGGAATAGACGGTGCAGTTGTGCTTACAGAGATAGCGGCAGCGTTGGCTGTTGCGGCAGTAACTCCTACACCCATAAACACAGTCACAGAACCAGCGTTGAGAACACGGTACTGATTACCACCAAGAGTGGTGGAGACTGCTTGTACAGCGGTAGGAGCAGTGGCAGCAGCGGTGAAGACCACCGTGTTGCCTGTGGGTGTGAATGGTGAGTTAACCATCAGGCACTCCAGGGCAGAGGCGGGGTAACCACAGGTGGGTTGATCTGGTTGTCAATCTGCTGCTGCACTGCGGCTTCAGTAGCATCTTTGTCCACACCGTTATCCCACACCCATTCCAACACTTGTTCTTGCGTCAGGTCTTCATAAGGAGTGAAGTTGACGGATGGTGCTGGGACAGAGCAGGTTGAGTACACAGAGGCGTTGTACGTTCCGTCAGTACCAGCACAAGTCCAGTGAACGGTAAAAACAACATCTGCTTGCCCATCTGCATGAGGGTAGCAGTCCATAGCGGTAACAGTCCAAGTAATGGTGGTCATGGTTGGTTTCCTTTAAGGGTGGGTTGCTTTGTATGCGTCGAACTCGGCTTTGAGTTCCTGCAAGGCTTTTACAAGGACAGGGATGAGGTCGGCATTGACTGCCTTGTACGGCTCTTCACCTTCTGGTGCGGGGTCAGCCCAAGTGTCAACCATGTCGGGGAACACTTGCTCAAACTCTTGAGCAATCCAACCACGGTCGCCTTTCTTGTCCTTGCCTTTGCCTGCCTTCCAATCAAACTTGCGGGGCTTGAGCGCCATGATTGCATCAAGACCAACGTCAATGTCTTGGATGTTTTCTTTCAGGCGCTGGTCAGAAATGGCCGTAATGGTTGTGCTGGTAGCGTAAACCGTACCGCCCATACCAACATAGAACCGTGCAGCAGCAGCGCCTGTGGAGTACACATACAGGTTCAAATCGCCATTGGTAGACGCCGATCTTGCACAAGTAATTGTCCCGCTGTCGTACAAAGTAGCGCCAACGGTTGTATCGCCCCCAGTACCTCTCGCAACAACAAAATGCCCCACGCTGGTGATACGGGCGCGTTCGGTTGCCTCAGTAGCAAACACCATTGCATCCGTGGCATGGCTATATTGCAAGTAGCCACGATAGCGATCAGTGCTGCTTGTGCCGTCTGCAAAACACAAATAACCGCTGCTTGAAGTGCCAGTGTATATCGTAGCGCCCCAATCAGATGCGCCAGAACCAACACCAATACCGTTTACAAGCCATGCCGATGGGTTGGTTTGTCCCACACCCAAATTCCCACTCGCATCCAGCGTCATTGCTTGGGTGAAGCTGATGGCGTTGCCTGCTGTGCCGGAGGGGGCGGTGTACCACTTGTGAGCGCCGTTAAACGGCTCGTATTTGCTTACCCCCCGAGTAGAGTCGATATATCTGTACGCGCCATCGTAGTAATAATTAGCCCCTAAAGATGCATCGTATGCTGACCATACAAAGCTGTTCTGACCTTGTATGTTTCCATTACCAGCCCAAGCACTCGGCGTCACCCCCAAGCCCAGATTGCCGGAGGAGTCGAGGCGCATACGTTCTGTGCCGTTGGTGTACAGAGCGCGGTAGCCACTGGCCCCGGGAAGGTAGACGTCTACGCTTTGAGAATTTTGACGGTCGTAGATTTCATACCCGTTTGCGGTGATGTTCACGCCCTGTTCAAAAACAAGCGCAGTCCCAGAACCGTTAAGGCCAGAAGAGCGATAAAACGCGCCAGAGTTATTGACTGTAGATTGCGTCAACACAATTGCACTGCCTGCCGCCGCCACATGAAGGCGTGTCGCAGGCGAACTCGTCCCAATACCCACATTTCCCGCTACTGCAAGGCCGTTGGTGCCGATACCCGCGTATGAGGAATACCCGATCAGTTGGCTCTGCTTGACTTCCAGACCTGTGGAGGTCAGGCGCATACCTTCAATAGGAGTACCCGCTGTTGCACTTACCGCCCAAACAAACGGCATTCCCGCAGCAAGAGTACGGAAATTAAATGTATTCCCTGAGCCATCCAACAGAAAGTCTGCGCCCGTGTTCGCTGTTGCGTTACGCTGGAAGAGTTGCTGGATGTACTGCTCGTTGGCGTTATCAAGAACAAACTGTCCTGCGTTGCCGCCTTTAACAGTTAGCTTGCTCCCATCAAACGTCAGCGCACTGCCCGTGGTCAGGACTTTGGAGCCGTCAAGGTAGGCCACGCCGTTGGCTGTGCCGCCGGAGAGGGTGACAGTGCTAGATGTAGTTAGCGTAGTCACATTTGCGCTAGCCGCAGTAGTTGCGCCAAGCGTTGTTCCGTTAATCGCTCCACCTGTCAACGAAACATTCCCGCTAACAAGATTGGTCACGTTTCCAGTCGTGACATTGGCAGTCGTTGCAATAAGCGTTGTGGTGTTGACTGTCGTCGCATTCGCAGTCGTCACTGTCACGTTCGTAATCGTCACATTGCCGCTGGAGATGGTCACGTTTGCCAACGTCATGTTGTTGAGCGTGGTGACAGTGTTGCCTAGCTGGATAGCTGTATTGCCCAGGGTGATAGGCGTGTTGAAGTTGCTGTCCAACTGGGACAGCGGAATGGCAGTAGTTGCTGCACCAAAAGAAAACGGGACTGGCATTTAGAACCTCACTCTCAATTCATGTTCCATCTCAAACGTGCTGACCACAAAGCCAGGGTCAGAACTCGTCAAGGTCAAACCCAAGTACTTTCCGTACTGCTGAGCGTCTGACTTGTATAGGAAATAACTGTCTGTTGTTACCCATCCGATAACAACACTAGAGTTGTTTATCCACGGGATAACCTGACTCGCATTGTTAATCCACTGGGCAAAGTTCGCAAGGGTATAGGGAGGGCTAGACCCCTGTTCACTGTCTACCGTGATGGTGAAAGTCGCTCCTTGGTCAAGAATAGCCTCTACACCAAACTTCAAAGCCTGCTTAGTGCGGATTGTGTCCTGCATAGGGCTAAGCGCAGTCTGGATCATGCTACTGATAGTCGCAGTACTGCTGTTGTAAAGCTTGTAGAAGTCCTTGTCGTCAACACCGTAGAGGTTGATAAGGCCAGCAACAGGCAAAGAGGTCACGTAATCAAGAGAACCTTGGCTTGTTAAGAACCACTTCTTGTCAAAAAAAACTGCTTGCAACTGACGAGGAGTCTCTCCTGGCGGCGAATACGTGAAGTTGAATGCCGCACACAGGATGTTGTTAAGCAAGACCTGACCACCCGTCACAGGAAGGGTAAAGTCAATGCTTGGAAAAATGCCATCTAGCGGGTCAGACAGCTTGCTTGTAGTCGATCCAACTAAAGCGTACACGCCATAGTCGTTCATGAACAAGACAGAACGGAAGTACGGGAAGATTGCCCGTGTCCGGCGCGTTCCTACGCTAGCACTGACGTTTGTGTTCGTGAACAGCGTCTGGCCTGTGCTAGACACCCTCAAGTCAGAAAAGACATTGATGCTGTCGTCACCAAAAATGTAGAGGAAGTTGTTGGCAGAGACAATCGCACGGATGTTGCCGTGAAGCGTAGAGTCTGTAAGCGTAAAGCTACCCGCAGACACGCTAGTAAAGTCAGAGTATGACCCCGCAGCGGTGTAGAACACCGTACGACCAACAGCAACCCAGACCCTGCCGGAGAACGTAGCTACATCAATGATGTCGTTGAGGCTGACTGCGGCAGTCGCAATGGCTGCATTTGTCGCTCCACCACCAGAAATAGTCACAGTAGTGTTGGCAAGATAGCCGCTACCAGGGTTGGTCATGATGACCTGGGTGACTTGACCCCCAGACAAGATAGCTGTACCAGCAGCGTTTGTCCCCGCACCAGTGATTGTGACTACCGTGTTGGCCGCATTAACATAGCCAGACCCACCACTAGTAATCACTACAGCAACTGTGCCTGTCTTAAACGTGTTGTAGCTAGCAATTGCAGTAGCTGTAGTGCCACTAGGAGGCGCTGCAATCGTGATGGTGGGGCTTGCTGTGTAGCCAGTACCTGCGTTGGTCAGCGTGATGCTGTTGACCTGCCCTGTAGCAACTACAGCCGTAGCAGCAGCAGCGCCTGTAGAGAACGTCACACTAGGCGCAGTTGTGTATCCACTTCCTGCGTTGGTGACAGTGACCGCAACGACAACGCCACTAGCAATCGTAGCGAAAGCTTGGGCTTGTGTACCCCCTGTTTGGTCAGGAGGCCCGATAGTCACGCCAGGAACAAAGGTGTAGCCAGACCCGCCAGAAGTGATATCTACCGCAGAAATGCCGCCAGAGCCTGTGCTGATGGTAGACACTGCTGTAGCCTGCACACCATTGGCATCGTTAGGCGCAGAGATGGTGACAGTAGGGGCGCTGACATACCCTGAACCTGGGTTTGTAATGCCAATCGTACCTACAGAGCCGATACTGACTAGGTTTGCGCCATCCCAGTTGAACAAGCCCTTGCTAGGGTCGCCAATGATTACTCGCTCATCGTTGTATTGAGCGGTGGAAACGCCAGAGTTGGAGAATGTTCCAGCAGTAGCGATGTTGCCTATGCTGCTGGTTGTGATGTTGACAAACTGCGCTCTGCCATTGTCTTCAAAAGACAAGAGGTAGTTGTCGGTGTTGAGGTTTGCAGACTCTAGAGCGGTAACCGTGTTGGCGGCAGAGATGTTTGCACCAGCACCAGTGGTTACTTTGGTCTGAGCTTTGACAATCTTGATGTTGCCAAACCCGATAGGCATTGCGTTCTCAATCCATGAGAACTCTGCCTCGTCGATAGCCGTCCTGTTGGCCTTGGTGTTTAGGCCCTTAAAGTTCTTGATGACAGCATAGGACTTCTTTTGCTCTGCTGCTGCCATGATTAGTACGGGTTAGAGTAGGGGTCTGGGATGCGCCGTGTGTACGTGCTATTCAAAGCAGCTTGTACGCTCTTAGCGTACTCTTGCTTGTAAATTTCTGCCTCACCATAGCTCTGCTCTTTGTACTTGGCTTTGTACGCAGCGTAGAAGGCTACAGGAGATGTGTAAGGGTCAACGATCTGGTCAACCTGAGTGGTGGCTGACAAAGACAGTGGGTTTGGCAAGATGACCGTATCTATCTCGCACGGATAGGACTGATCTGGCACTGGGCCAATGTACACCTGTCCTTGACCATACATGGAAAAGCAAACAGGTCTACCTACGTAGTTCTGCCAATAACGCAGTTGTGCGTTGAAGTTTGTCCAAGGCAAATAGCGCAGAGGGATGCGGCTATTGCCCCAGAAGATATTTACGTTGAGTACGTCAAGTGTTTGCACACCCCCCGGCAGGGCTGCAAGACTGATGATTTCAGAAGGACTGTCATACGTCAGCGTAGCCGTACCATCTGCAAACGGAGTAGATGGGGGATAAGGCTGAGTGCCTGTAGGCCAGATCGGGACAGTAGAACCAAGAACACCGCCAGTGGTGACTTGGTAAATGAAGATGTTGTTGAAGACAAAATCACCCGTGCTTACGGTAGCACCTGCTGTCCAGGCGACAGCAGCAACCCCTGTAGATGACAGGGGAGTTGAGGTGATTTGAAGATTACGTAGACAGCCTGTATCTCTTACCGTGCGCTCTCGTGCCGCATTGATGTCATCCGTCAGTTCTTGATCTGACCAGAAGACACCGTTGGCATCGTGCAAGAGCCTACGGACTTCCGTAAGGTAGGAAGCAAGAGTAGCCATCTACGTTCCATTTTTTTACGCAACCCGCTGGCGAGTGGCTCCCCCACCACGCTTTTCAACGTGGAGGGGTACTACACCAACCGCCGAGGGTAACGAGCGGTCTTCTTCAATAAGAGGTTTGTCAGAGATGATGAACTTTGACAACCTCTCCAATCCTTGTTCGAGTTCGGAGTGAAGCTGCACCCAACCCAAACGGGTCAGGTGCGGCTCTTTGTCTGTCTGGCCGTGACCAAAAATAAAGTGAGCAGCTACTGTCGTGATTTCAACTGGCTTGCCGATAGGAAACTCTACCGACTTGTAGTTGTACGTCACGACAAGAGGTTTGTCGCTTTGATTGGTAACAAAGACAGTTTCACTCATAGGTTCACAATGTCGCCGTAAACCGTTACGTCACAAGTTCCACCACTGACTGCGGTGGTGACTTTCACGAACAGAGCGCCAGCAGAGTACACCGTAGTGGCGGCTCCCGCTGCAAGCGTCAGGTCTTGGAAAGTACTGGTGCTGGTGACGTTGGACAACTGAGTCGTGCTTGCTACTGCATTTGAGGTGTTACCGTCACTGGTAGTGATGATAGACACGTTTGCGGTAGCAAGACTCTTGTTGGCGTTTGCAACGGTAATGCGGCGAACAATGAAGCTAGTACCCGTAGTGCCCATCACGGCAGCGATATTGCTGACCGCGCCAACACTAACGGCTTGGCCCGATGCAATAGCGTAGTTGCCGAACTGGTCTGGGTAGTCTGAACTTACATGGTTCGCTTGCATTGCAGACTCCTATCAGCTTGTGTAGGTGCTGCCAACCGACTGACCACCATTGGTAGCCAGCAGGGTGACGGTATCGCTAGACGCAGAAGTCTTGGCGAACACATTTACACCATCAGAGATGATGACCCCACCAGTGTTTGCCGCCATCAGAGTGGTATTGGACGAGCCATTGTTGGCAATCACGCTGGTGTTCGCTTGCGGGAACATCAGGTAAACGCCAGCAGGAATGACCGTGCCATTACCAGTGCTAACAGCAGTGACAGTGGTAGTCAGGAAATACGCACCAGCAGTGTTGGTGGTGGCATTTGCCAGGATGATTTTGTTTGTGGACAGTGACATCTTCTACTCCTTACAGCGAGAGGTAGTTGTAGTTGCTGACCGCTGTCATGGCTTTAGGCTTGACGTTGACAAGTTCTGCAATCATCAGAACTGCACCGACATAGCCAATCTGCCAGTTCGGGAGGGTGGACTCAAAACCCGTGAACACAAACGAACCTTGCTCATGGATGTAGAGCGACAGGTAGTTGGTGTTCAGGAAGTACACGGTTCCTTCTGGGCAGTACGGATCTGGGTAGATCGGAACGCCAGCAACCATCAGGGCGCGGAATGCAGCCTGGGGGCCATTCGGGTCGCCATCAAAACCAGAACCTGGAGTGATGACGTACTGCTCTTGACCAACAAAGTCTTGAGCCAGCAGAGTCCAAGTGCCAAAGCCGCAAACACCGAACGAAGGCATCTCAGCGCCGTTTTTCACAGTGCCGGAGATGTATTGCAGGATGTTCTGACGAGTCGGGTTCTTGGAACCTGCGTCATAGGCTTTCGAGCGCCACCAGCTATAGGTGCTACGGTCAATGTTGCCATAAGTGCCAGAGGCGCTAACGGCAGCAGGCAGACCGATGAACTGCTGAGTGTTGGTCGTGTTGTTGTACAGCGCAGTCGCCATAGCATCCATCATGACGTTGGTCGCATCATTCATGCGAGCCTCAATCAAGGGGATGATTGCTGCG